GCCATGGACCGCGATGAACTGCTACTTGGCCGTCCGTGGACAAGTGACGAAGAAGCCCGCACTTACTTCCGCCTCAAGGATTTCGAGGCGCACATGAAGCGCAACGACTTCAAGGGAATGACCCGTCCACAGATGGCAACCCGCATGCGCGACATCGGTGGCGAACCGGTCAGCCTGTTCCTTAAGAACCGCACAGTGCGGTGTTGGAGCATCCCCTCATATAAGAGACAGGATTCTCCGTTTGTAACCCCCGCTCAACGCAATGGGAGCCCATTCTGATGACAAAAGATGTCCATCCGCTAGTGGCGGAGCCCGTGAGTGAGGTCCTGCTTACTCTTGACGGTTTTGAAGAGGCCCTTCTGGGGGTCTCTTCTATGTGGGACGGGCAGACCACGGTGTGCCGCTACGTCTACGACGGCCTGAAGATGGTTGACATCCTCATGGCTGATGGGGAGACAAGCGAAGAAGATGCCTATGAGTACGTGACCTACAACTGCGAAGGATGGTACATGGGTCCGACCACGCCCATTATCGTCTGGCCACACCATGGCGAAGATACTTAAAGTCTTCGGTCCTCCGGGGACCGGCAAAACGACCTTCCTGTTAAGTACTGTTGAACAGGAGTTGGCTAAGGGTATTCCCTCTACCCAAATAGGTTATTTTTCCTTCACCCGAAAAGCGGCGAACGAGGCACGTGACCGTGCCATCATCAAGTTCCCCGTGCTCAACGAGCGTACAGACTTCCCTTACTTCCGTACACTCCACAGCCTCGCCTTCCGGCAACTGAACATCAGTTCCAAGGACATGATGCAGGCGGAGAATTTCGGGGAGTTCGCCAAGAAGGCAGGCATTCAGGTATCAGTGTCCCGTGAGGACGAGGACATCTGCGTTAGTGCGGACAATCCCATCCTGAACGAAATCAATCTAGCCCGCATTACCGGGACGGACCTTCGCACTCATTACAATCGCTCTAATAACTTGAGGATTGAGTGGTTCCATTTGGAGTACGTACAGCGTGTGTACAACCAGTACAAGCAAGATAACCTTCTTCTGGACTTCACCGACCTCCTTGAACGCATTGTAGAGGAGCCGTTCCGACTGCCTGTACTTGAGACCGTCATTATCGATGAGGCACAAGACCTTAGCCGTCTGCAATGGAAGGTAGTGGAGGAACTGGCCAAACGCTGCAAGCGTGTTTACATCGCGGGTGACGATGACCAAGCCCTGTTCACATGGGCCGGGGCTGACGTTGACAGCTTCCTGAGCCTCAACGGGGAGGTAAAAATCCTCGACCAATCTTTCCGTATCCCATCTTCCGTGCATGTGCTAGCGAATGATGTGGTCCATAGGATACAGAACCGTCAGCCTAAGGTCTGGGCTCCGCGTGACTACGAGGGACGTATCTATTACTACAACGACTTTCAAGACGTTGACGTATCGGAAGGCAACTGGCTAATTCTGGCCAGCACCAATTACATGCTCAACGATATCTATCCGTGGCTCAAGGCCCAAGGCCTTCTGTTCGAGCGCAACGGCAATCGTTCCATCTCTGACAGCATCACCAATGCCGTACTGGCGTGGGAGCACCTAAGACGCGGAGACAGCATCTCTGCTGAACAGGTAAGACTTACCTACAAGTATCTCGGTGCAGACTGCGTTGCCCGTGGGTTCCGTAATCTGACCGGGCTCGACATGGAACGGCGGTATGACCTAACCTCGCTGACCAAGGACCACGGCCTATTGACCCAAGAGATTTGGCACAAGGCCTTAATCAAGTTCTCCGAGGACCAACGCGAGTATCTGATTGCCATGCTACGGCGCGGCATCAAGATTACGGCCAAGCCAAAGATTCGCCTGTCAACTATCCATGGGGCAAAGGGCGGCGAAGCAGACAATGTTTTGCTTTTAACTGACTTAAGTCCCAAATTTGCAAAGAGTTATGGGGTAGACTCTGACGCTGTCAATCGGATGTTCTACGTAGGCATCACCAGAGCGAAAGAGACGCTGCACCTTGTACGACCCGCCAACTGTGCCCAAGGATTCTTCCTATGAAGCTTGAAGTCACTCGCCCCACCGAATGGATTGCGCCTGACGTGTTCCCTGACTTGTCTCGGGCAGAAGAGATTGCAATCGACTTGGAAACGCGGGACGATAACCTCAAGAACTTCGGCCCGGGTTGGCCACGTAAAGACGGTTATATCGTAGGCTATAAGGGCTATTTCCCTATCCGCCACGGGGGCGGGGGCAATCTAGATGAATCCATGGTCAAACGCTGGATTGCCTCCGTCTTACGTTTACCCTGCCCAAAGATTATGCACAACGCCGCCTACGACTTGGGCTGGCTGTTGGCAGAAGGCTTCGAGGTCAATGGCACCATCTACGATACGATGCTTGCCGCTCCACTTCTGGATGAGAATCGCTTCAGCTATAGCCTGAATGCACTCGGCTACGACTACCTTCAGGAGACCAAGTCCGAGCAAGCCCTGCGAGACGCGGCAGAGGACTTCGGCGTGGATGCCAAAGGTGGCCTCTGGCAACTCCCGGCGATGTATGTCGGAGCATATGCCGAGCAAGATGCTGCCCTAACCCTGAAGCTGTGGCAGCACCTTAAGGTATTGATTCGTAAGGAAGAACTCGAAAGCATCTTCTCGCTTGAGACTGAACTGCTGCCAATCCTGATAGGTATAACCTATCGCGGCATTCGCTTTGATAGGAAAAAGTGTGAGCGAATGATTGACGAGTTGCAGAAGAAGGAGCGCGAGGCGGTCAAGAAAATCAAGGAGTTGTGTGGCACGGATGTTGAAGTCTGGGCCGCTGCATCGATTGCCAAGGCCTTTGACAAGCTTGGTATCCCCTACCCAAAGACAGAGACAGGAAAGCCTTCCTTCACGAAGTCCTTCCTTGATACGCACAGCCACCCGATTTCAAAGCTCATCGTGGAAGCCCGTGAACTGAACAAGACTCACGGAACATTTCTTTTGCCTTACTTAGATTACTCTGCAAAAACAGGGCGAATCCACCCGCACATCAATCAACTGCGGTCCGATAGTGGTGGCACGGTGACGGGCCGTCTGTCCATGGCGAGCCCCAACCTTCAGCAAGTCCCTGCACGACATGAGGTTATCGGCCCCATGGTCCGTGGTCTGTTCTTGCCGGAAGAAGGGCAGCTGTGGGCGGCTAACGACTTTTCCTCTCAAGAACCACGGCTCTTGGTTCATTACGCTACCCTTGTTGACCTACCGGGTGCGGCAGACATGGCGGCGGTGTACAACGAAAACCCCCGTACCGACTTCCACCAGATGGTGGCGGACCTTGCCGGTATCCCGCGTAAGCAGGCCAAGACCATTGCACTCGGGCTAATGTACGGCATGGGTAAGGGCAAGCTTGCTGCTTCGCTCGACTTGTCGGCAGACGAGGCGTCGGAACTGATTACCAAGTTCCACAGTAACGTCCCGTTCCTCAAGGGCACCATCAATGCCGTCATGAAGCGTATTGAGCACCCCGCGTCGAACGGCAGCATCCGCACTTTGCTTGGTCGGCGTTGCCGTTTCAACCTCTGGGAGCCCATGGAGTTCGGAATCAACAAGGCTCTCCCGCGAGAGCAGGCTGTCCTTGAGTACGGCCAACGCATCAAGCGGGCCTATACCTACAAGGGCCTGAACCGACTCATCCAAGGGTCTGCTGCTGACCAGACCAAGGCCGCTATGGTGGCCTTGCATAAAGAAGGATTTAGCCCCATGCTTCAGGTCCACGACGAAATCGCCATTAGCGTCGCGTCGAAGGGGGAAGCAGAAAGAGCTTCACAAGTGATGCAGGATGCAGTAAGGTTAGAAGTGCCTAGTGTGGTTGACGTTGAAATTGGACCTACATGGGGTGATGCCAAGTAGGTAGAAAGGAGAGAAAGTGATAGAGATTGCTGATGTTTCAGTCAATCTGCCTGTAGAGGTGGAGTATCAGGTGTCAGATGATGAAGTGTTCATACATCGTGTATTTGTTCGTTCTGGCGGTAGCCGTCTGGAAGTTACGGACCTACTCACGTCTGATGACTGGCACGAAGTCCTCTACACCATTCATAGTGAATACACCAGATAGGAGAAAGAAGATGAATCTAATCAAGAGTTTATTCTTTGAAGTTGAGGAAGAACCGCAAGCGTTCCCGGACAGCAGTTCGTACGAAGAGTTGTACGGTGAGAAGCGTCGGGAGCAGATTGAGTTTTTGCGTTCTATCAACCGGTATCTTCCAGACATGAAGAAGCCGCATTGGGGTCAACGGAGACTGTAAGAATGACGGACCGCGTCAATCATCCTTCGCACTACACGCAGGGCAAGGTCGAATGTATCGATGCCCTCCAATCGCTGACCACGGGTCTTGACGGCTACGAGGGCTATCTCGTAGCCAGTAGTGTCAAGTATCTATGGCGGTGGAAGTTCAAGAACGGTCTTGAGGACCTGAACAAGGCCAAGTGGTTCTTGGACAGACTTATCTCCCACGTGGAAGACGAGACATGGAAAAAGCGAATCACGGACGGTACGTCGTAAGCGATGAGTTTGGACCCCTAAGGACCTTCTGGACAAAAAAGGAGGCCCTGAGATGGATACAATCTCGGGATGATTGTACCCTGTTAGAAACGCCCAAATCAAAGCCGCCAAGCATTTGGGAAGACTTTGAACCGGCGGTGTTTTAGGAGAAAGAAGATGACGTGGAATGATTTGTTGTTGGCGGTAGATGAGTGGGCAGAGAGTCGAGGTATTTTCAATGGCTCGAATCCTCAGGCTCAACTGCTAAAAGCTGTTTCGGAACTGGGCGAGTTGTGCGATGCTGAGGTAAAGGGCATTGTGGGTGACCAACGGGATGCCGTTGGTGATGTTCTTGTCTGCCTTATCATCTACTGCGGCATGAAGAACTACGACATGTGTCGTTGCCTTGAACTCGCATACGAGGAAATCAAAAACCGCAAAGGCAGAATGGTTGCCGGTGGTGCTTTCGTAAAGG